AAAAGGGGTGAGATTTGCAGCCATTCTGAACCCTCCGGTCAGAGTGTGGGCAGAAGGAGTGGGTCATGTCAGAGTCAGACTTTGAGTTTGAGGATGAAGCACAAGACCAAGCAGCACGGAAAGATCCAGTACGCGCCAGAATGCGTGAATTGGAGCAACAGGTCAAGGCGTTTGAGGCGAAAGCCAAAGAAGCCGAAGCAGCCCAACGAGAGTTGGCGTTTGTTAAAGCAGGAGTTGATCCTGATTCAGCAGCAGCCAAATATTTCGTTAAAGGCTACGACGGTGAGCTAACAGCCGAAGCGATCCGTGCAGCAGCCGAAGAAGCAAGTCTCATACCTTCACAGAAAAAAGAAGTGGCTGCCGAACAGCAGGCATGGAATCGGGTGGCTCAGGCCAGTCGTGCAGGCGAGACAAGTGATGCACCGGTTGATTATGTGCAGCGTTTTAACAACGCTAAATCCGCAGATGAAGTGATGGCTTTACTGGCTCAGGCTAGAGCAGAAGCAGAAAAGTACTAATCACTCTCCAGTAGGCGCACTACCTTCTGGGGCTACCCCAAAGGAAACATAGTGGCAATTACACAAGCAAGTTCACTCAGTGTCGACCAGGCGGCGTACGACCGGTTAGCGTATTTCGCTCTCCGTTCAGAACTGTTGTTTGACCAAGCAGCAGATGTCCAAGCAACCAATCAGGCTATGCCTGGTTCTTCGGTGATCTTCACGATCTTCTCCGAATTGGCAGCAGCTACCTCAACACTCACCGAAACTTCGGACCTCACCCCTGCAACAATGGGTGACAGCCAAGTAACTGTAACTCTTGCTGAATACGGTAACACCGTTCAGACAACTGCAAAACTTCGTGGAACAGCGTTCCTTGATGTTGATGCAACTGCCGCAAACTTGATTGGCTACAACGCTGGTCTTTCGATCGACACAGTTGTTCAAGCAGTTTTGGGTGCAGGCACAAACGTGGCTTACGCTACGGGTGGCGCAGCAGTTCCAACAAGCCGTGAGTCGGTTAAGGTTGACGCAATTTTGACTGCAAACGATGTTCGTAAGCAGACAGCAGCTTTGCGTTCAGCAAACGTTGCAACATTCAACGGCTACTACATGGGTTACATTCACCCAGACGTTTCATACGATCTTCGTCGTGAAACCGGTAACGCTGCATGGAATGCACCTCACGTCAACGTGGACACAGCAGGTATCTACAATGGCGAAATCGGCACTTTTGAGTCGGTTCGTTTCATTGAGACACCACGCGCACCATTGAATGCCAACGCATCAAACGGAACCAGCACAACTGGAATCATTGACGTTTACAGCACTTTGATCATGGGCCGTCAGGCTTTGGCTAAGGCTTACTCAGCAATCGATGGTAACGGTGTTGTTCCAAAGGTTGTTCGTGGTCCTGTCGTGGACAGTTTGCTCCGTTTCAATCCAATCGGTTGGTACTGGTTGGGTGGCTACGGTCGCTTCCGCGAAGCCTCGTTGCGTCGTATTGAAGGCGCATCAAGCATTGGTGCAAACGCTTCCTAATAAGTTGCGTTAGTTACCCCAAAGTGTGGGGCGGCCCTGGTTCCCCTCGACCTCGGCCGCCCCACTTTTTTGTTTGGTGTATGATGTTTTTGTCGAAAGGTTTGTATGTCTATTTCTAACTATGCAGAATTGAAGATTCTGGAACACACGACTGGTAAGACTGCGTGGACTATTCCGACGAATGTTTATGTGAAGTTGCATACTGCGGATGCTGGTGAGGCTGGTACTACTGCGGCTGCTACTGAGACAACTCGTAAGGTTGCTGCGTGGGCTACTGCTGCTTCGGGTTCGATTGCTACTTCAGCAACTTTGGAGTGGACTAACGTTGCTGCTACGGAAACGTACAGCCATTGGTCTATGTGGGATGCTTCTACTGCTGGTAACTGTTTGTGGACTGGTGCGTTGTCGTCTTCGGCGGCTGTGACTGCTGGCGATACTTTTCAGATCACTTCGCTCACGCTGTCACTCGATTAGGTAGGTAGCCCCTAGTGGCTATAACTGCTGTTGCGGGGTTTACAGAACCGTTCTTAAATACTCACCCGTTTTATCGGGGAACCTATTTTGCTGTTGTTGGTCGTACCGCGACTGGTTCTGGTGATGGCACTTCGTCTGTTGCTCATGGTTCAGCACAGATACGTTTGGGTCAGTTAACTGACTTTAGTTTCCCGTTCCGTTCTGGTGGAAGATTTTATCTTGGTGTTCGTGCTGTTCTTACGGTTACTGCTACAGCCGACGGTTTGGGTACAGCATCGTCTGTCGCACAGGTGCTACGCCAACGTCAAGCCACAGGTAGTGGTGTCGGTGATGCTACTGCGGTAGCACTGTCTGTTCGTATTCGTTCTGCTACGGGTTCTGGTGTGGGAACTATGGATTCCACAGGGTTGCATATCGCGCCTCGTACAGCGTCAGGTAGCGGTGTTGGCTCTGATACTACTGTTGGCAGGATAACCCCTGTTAGAACGGCTGTGGGTAGCGGTACAGGGGATTCTGTAGTCACGTTCATTCGTATCCCTATCCGTGTTGCCACAGGTTCAGGTGTTGGATCAGGTGACGGTGTTGATCTTGTTATCAACATTCGTACAGCCACAGGATCAGGCGAAGGAACTTCGGTCAGTCTTGGCGGTGTCGCATACTTCCGTTCAGCCACAGGTTCCGGCACAGGAACCGATACCGCTGACTGGGTGAAGTCACGCATATTCCGTGTCCCATACACCTACCAGTATGTTGGCGGATTTTTCAACGATTTTGATGGGGCAAACCGTTTGGGGTCTTACATTAAAAGTAATGTTCGAACAAGAAACCTTTACAAGTTGACCGACAACAGTTACACGATTGTTGACCAACGTGATCTAGGTCAAGTAAAGAAAGTTTGGTATGGTGGGCGTGACCACTTCTTGACAGCAGCAGAAGTAACAGAACTTACAGCAGACGGATTTGGAGCGTACATAACCTGATGGCAATATTCCGTACACCAACCGACAACTTTGTGACCCCAGTGTTGGCTGATTTTGACATTAGAGGGAACCGTCTATCTGAAGAACAACGGCTTGCTAACAGATTGGCTCGACATCGCCAACCGACAGCGCGTGGCCGTAACGTGTACCAGTTAACCGACCTGTCATACACAGAGAACCAACCGTCTAACATGTCAACAGTAATCAAGGTGTACTACGGTGGGCATGACATTGAGGTGGATGCTACTGAGGTAGCATCGTTAACAGCAGCAGGATATGGGAGTTACATAACGTGATCAAACATCAAGAGACACATCCTGACCTGGATGTTGAGGGTTGTTTCGGATGCAAAGTGTCAGCAGTCGGATTCAGCGCAGAACTTATGCCCACCCGTACAGGTTCTTCACGGTCAGCAACCATCGCACAGAAGGATCGTGTGCTAGAAAAGGACTTAGACGCATATAAACGGTTGCGTCAAGACGGTATCCAACCAAGAAAAATTGATGGTGCTGCAAACGTGGAATCGAGAGCAACAGAAAAATGGCAGGCAGAATCAGGGATACTTCCCGACTTTTAAGTGTTGAAGGTGTAAACATCCCGCATATCGGTTACGGGAAAATGGTGCAAGGGTTGAAGACAGCGTTATCGGAAAAGGTAACACTTGATGATCGCGCCGAAACTGTGATGTTTGCTTTGCGACCTAATCTGATTGCAGGGTGGTTTGATGACCAGCGTGTGTCGGTGTTAACCATGTGGGAAACAAACTGGTTGCCACCACAGTTTTACGAATACATCCCGCTAATAGAAACGATCATTGTGCCATCCATGCACAACTATGACTTGTTCTCACAGTTCCACGACAATGTTCACATGATCCCGTTGGGTGTTGACCGTGATGTTTGGTGTCCATCTGAAGATAAACCTGATGGCAAGTTCCGGATCATGTGCGGCGGTTCAGAGTGGTATCGCAAAGGCTTGGATGTGGTGCTAGAAGTGTTTAACAAGTTGCAGCTACCTGACGCTGAACTGCATATCAAGATTGTGCCACCTCACCTGTCTGCACCAAAGAATTTGGATTACCCGAATGTGGTGATTCATCGTGAATGGTTAACTGTTGAACAGGAACGTGATTTGGTTCGTTCTA